CTCAACACCTGCTTGATAATAAAGGACATTAACAATGAGTGATTTATATAAAGAAGCATTAGCCGATGCAGCAAAAATTCGTGAGATAGCAGAGCAAGACGCTCGTAGTGCTATCCTTGAAAGAATTAATCCTTACATCAAACAAATGATCGCTAAGGAAGCTTCAAATTCTTTTCTATTAGAGCAAGAAGATATGACGCCAGAAGCTCCTGCGCCTGAAGCAGCAATGGCAATCCCTGATGCTATGGCACCATCTGAGATGCCTATAACTCCTGCCGGTGGTTCTGATGTTGTTAATGTTCCAATGCCAAGCGGCACAGATGGAAAGATTACATTAAGTTTTGATGATTTGTTTGCCTCCGAAGGAGTTGCAGACATCGTTAATCCAGCAGATATGTCTCAGGCTTCATCCATGGAAGTTACAACGTCTACTCCAGCTATAGAGGCTGCTCCAGAAATGCCAGCCCCGAGCGCCCCTGTAGAAGCTCCAACAGCAGAAGCTGTTCCTGCAACTCCACCCGCTGCTGGTCCAACTCCAGCCCCAGAAACTGCCGGTGCAGCAGCAGAAGAAGAAGCACCTGTTCCAGCAGCGCCTCTTGCAGAAGTAAAAACTGCAAAACAATTTGAACGTCAACTTGCTGAAATGGCAGTTAAGATTGACCGTATGTATTCTACAAAAGTTTCGGCTCTTACACAAGATGCCTATAAAACCAAGCTTTTTTCATTATTAGAGCAGCTTGATAGTCTTGCTGCGAACAAGGTTATTTCACCTAAACAAGCACAATTGAACGAAAATAGATTAGAATTTTTGTTCTTACACTTGAAAGAAGCAAATTTGAACAATAGTTATAACAAGCAAAAGGACAAGGACACAACTATGACAACTCTTAAAGAATTCGCAGCAAAACTTTTTGAAAGCGCAGACGCAGAACGTCTTGCAAAAGATAGCCAAAGCACCGGAGAAACTGGACTTCCAGTTCACAAAGCAGCAACAGCCCATGCACAAAGCGTAGACGGCGTTCAAGCTGATCTATTTGGCGGCGGTTCTAAGACGACAGAAAAGCTCGCAGCAGCAGGATCAGTAGATGCTGACGAACTTGAAGGTCTTGAAGGAGAAGAGGGCGCATGGGAACAAGCTCTACTTGAAGAAGTAGAAGCAGCTCTTCGTGACGAGCTTGATGCACACGAAAAACCAGAAGCTGGCGAAGTTCCAGCCGCCGTTAAAGATTCCGGATACTTCGAGATCAGCGAAGCAGCTCTTAAAGAAGCAGTTGCTAAGATCCGTAAAGAAGCCGCCTCCAAGAAGGCAACTTCAAAGTCTGCAATCAAAGAAGCCGCTCGTAAGAAGCTTCTTGAAATGATGGACACAGGCATGGAAGAAGATATGGTTCTTTCTGTTGAACTTCCAGATGAAGTTGAAGAACAACTCGCAGATGAAGATCTAGAAGTAGATCTTATGTTCTCAGGCGAAGAAGAAGGCGAAGAGATGGGCGACGAAGAAGAAGTAGTTGACCTTGATATGTCTGCCGCTGGAGAAGAAGAAGACGAAGAACTTGGTTCTTCAGAAGAAGAAATGCTTCTTACGGACGAAGAAGGCGAAGAAGAGATGAAAGAAATGGCAATGAAGCCAATGATGGAATCTCGTCGTGTTCGTAAGGCTCTTCTCGAGTCCCGCTCCCGTGAAATTAAGTCACGTCGCCTTGCAGAAGCAAAGCGTGCAGAAACTGCCACACTTAAGAAGGAAATGGCAGAGACAAACCTTTTCCTCTCCAAGCTTGTTTATCTTAACAAGTTCCTTGTGAGAGAAGATCTTAGCCGTAAGGTTAAGCAACAAATCGTAGAGCACCTTGATCGTGCTTCAACAATCACAGAAGCCAAGGAAATCTACACAAAGATTGTTAAAAAGCTTGATGAAGCAGCAGCAGCGCACACTGCTCCTGTAGTTGGTTCGGCATCAAAGCCAACGACTGCTGGCAGCGCACGCCTCAATGAGAGCGTAACCAGAGCTGCATCTTCGAATGGTTCTGAACCAGTAATCGGAACGTTTGAGAAATGGCAGATCCTAGCTAACATCAAGAGAAATAATGACTGATAAAAGCCGAATAACAAAAAAATACAGGAGTATATTACAATGAAATCTTCGTTTACATTATCACAATTAGCAGAAGGCGTTCATCGCCGTTCACTTGGAGCCGATGCTCCAAGACTTCAAAAGAAGTGGCAAGCCACGGGTCTTCTTGAAGGACTTAAGGGCGTCAACAAAGACAATATGGCTCGTCTTCTTGAAAACCAAGCAGCAGAGCTTCTTAAGGAAACCGCAAACTCACTTTCTACCGGCGGCGCAGGTCTTGCTTCCTCTGGTCAAGTAGTTGGCTTCACCAACGTTGCATTCCCAATCGTTCGTAGAGTATTCGCTGGTCTTATCGCTAACGAGATCGTATCCGTTCAGCCAATGAGCCTTCCAGCCGGTCTATTGTTCTACCTCGACTACACCTACGGTAACAACGTCGGTGGCAACGCAGGCGTAAACCTCTCTGGCGGAACCCCATCAACCTACGCAGATGGCCAATCAGTATATAACAACCCACGTGGCGCAGGTGTCCGCTCCGGATCCCTTGCAACTGGCGGCATGTATGATCTCGTCGGCGCAGGATACTCCAAGGTTCACAAGAACTCCATCGTCCTCTCTGCTTCAAATGCAGACGTAGGCGCATGGGGAGCAGCAGGAACAACCTGGACAGCAGCAGACACCGTAGCAACGGCAGCAGAGTTCGTTGGTTTCAACGCTCGTTATGTCAACTACGATGGTAAGGTTGAAAATGACCTTGCTGACGGCGTACTTGATTACTGCTTTATGTTCATGCCAACGGCAACGATTACGAGCAACATCACGGGCGCAGATCTAGATTCACTTGAGCAAGTTGCAATCACCGCTTTCGGTGCAGGTAATGCTGGCGGCACAGCCGCATGGGGCGAACAATATCAAGGTGGAGCAGGCATCCTTAATCTACGTAAGCTTAATCGTCGTGGTAACTGGAATGGTTCTATCTTCACTCCAGATCCACTAAACGGTTCCCACGTATTGTTCGTACTTCGTATCAGCAATACCGGCGCTGTTCCAACAGTAGGCGCATGGGTATCCGGATCCGCAGCTCTAGCTGACAGACTTGACACGTCCGCTGGAACTGGCGCAACGCTTACGATTCCATCCTTCGAGTCTGATTTCGGAGTTAACCCAGCTTCTCCAGTAATCCCAGAAGTTGATATCCGCATCGAATCAACCTCAGTAACTGCAACGACCCGTAAGCTCAGAGCACGTTGGTCACCAGAAATGGCACAAGACCTTACGGCTTTCTACTCAATCGATATCGAAGTAGAACTTACGAACATCCTCTCCGAAATGATCACGCTTGAGATCGACCGTGAAATCCTTAACGACCTTCTTACACAAGCTGGCGCAGCAAACCTTTACTGGTCCAGAGCTCCAGGCAAGATCGTCAACAAGCTCACGGGTGCAGAGGCTCTTCAAAGCTCCAATCTATCCCCAGGTCCAATGGCATTCGTCAATATTCAAGAATGGTATCAAACCCTTATCGAGACAGTATCTGACGTTGCTAACACGATCTACAAGAAGACGCTTCGTGGTTCTGCAAACTTCCTTGTCACGTCACCAGACGTTTGCACGATCCTTGAGCATCTTGTATCCTACAAGCCAGCTTACCGTCTTGACTCCGATGGTCAAGTACGTGACAGCATGACCGTAGGCGCAGAAGCCGTTGGTACGCTTAATAACCGTTACACAGTCTATAAGGATCCATATTTCCCAGCTAACAAGATCCTTGTTGGTCTTAAGGGCAATACGTTCCTTGAGAGCGGTTATATATACGCACCATACGTTCCACTAATCCTCACGCCAGTCATTTACGCTCAAGACGACTTCACCCCACGTAAGGGCGTAATGACGAGATACGGCAAGAGAATGGTTCGTAACGACTTCTACGGAACCGTTACAGTTCTCGATCTAAATCTTATCTGAAAATAACGTAGGATAATCTGAAGAGGGACTGGCAGAAATGCCGGTCCTTTTTCTTTTGATACAACAATATTGAATTCTGATAGTATTAATTGTAGAACCTTGTTATTTAAGAAACAATGGGCAAATTATTCAAAATAAGACGCACCGGTAGATTTCATCCATTTGATGTTGCCGCCCCATATGGCTTTCTCGTCAAGAAAACGGAAAAAGGACAATGGGCAAGCATATGTTACGATGAAATATCCGATATTAACACAAGAGATATTGAGCCTGATTTAGAAGAATATTCTTTTATTGAGCCTAATTCGGTTGTTCTGCAACTTGAAGAAAGTATAAAAGGAAAAGAGTTAGAACGGTTTAGTGCAACGATAAAAGGAAAGTATGTTCCAGATGGAAACTATATTCCTTGCTTGCTTGATGAACGTTTGATGCTTATTAAAGCAGAGTTCCTAAAGCCTATATGATATAAGAGAAATTAATAGTTTATATTCATTGTTTTATGTGACATGATAAAAGCATATGAGCAAGTATAATCCTCC